CTTCTAGCAGTTCTTTTTGCTTGAATACCTTGTAGATCTGCTCCAGTACACTGCGTCCAAATGGCCAAAAAACGTCTAGACCTTCGTTCAGGCTCATGTGTACAATGTGCTTGGCATCCAGGGTTGCTTCGTTCATGGCATGCATAAAGCGGCTGTTACCCCCGCCGGTCATGCCTGCTGCACCACCTGCACCACCGCCTGTGTAGTTGGCTGCACCACCTACACTGCCTGTAACCGGATTGGTCAAGTAGTCTGTGGTGGTTTTTGCTGCCACAGTCATGTTCTGAAAGTTGGGGTTGATGTCACGAATCACATACTGTTCAGGGCGTTTGCCTTCTGATTCGTTCACAATGATTCTCATGACCTTGCTCATGTCCACCCACATCATTTCGAATGTTTCTGGGTCACGCACAAACACTTGATCACCGTACTTGATGGTGTTGCGGAACAGTTTGAAAATGCGTTGGTCCAGCTTGTTCAGCTTGCACCACTGTTGCATCTGCTTCTTGATAATTTCTACTTCGTGATCTGTGGGCTTGTCATTGTACTTGACCTGAAACGGCGTGCCGTTTTGCTCGTTCATCTGTGTGGAGAACTCAGCAATGATGTCTAGGCAAGCATTGATCTCTGAGTCCATGTCCATGTTTTCATACTGATTGTAACGTTCAATACGATTGGGGTGACCCGAGTACACTTCAGGAAGTCTGCTGGCATAGTTGCGAAACACAAAGTCAGCCTGTGCAGTGCCGTTGGTCCCGTCGTTGCGGGAATAGTCCGGTAACCCAAACTGGTTTCGACCCGATATAGGGCTCATGGTACCTGATGTGTCAGCCACCTTGAAATACTTGCGCCAGCCGGGTTGTTTTGTTTCTGCCATAGTAGTTTATTTACCGTGATTATGCTTGTTGGCGCAGTATCTTTGTGGATATGTCATTGCCGGTTTGTTGTGCTCGTACCAGAGTTTCCAGCATGTCTGCCATACGGCTGGACTGTACTGCCATGGTTTCAAACATCTTGACAAAATCACCACTGTTGTTTTGCATTGGTATCACTGCTTCGGTTCCGTGTAGTTTTGCACTGTATCCAGAGTCTGGCCCAACTGCTAGACCACCAGTTTCAAATTCAGGTATTGCAGCATGAAAGTGTCCGGCAGTGGCCTTGCTGGAAGGATTGTTGTATTCGTCAATGGCCAAACTGGCGCCGTTTTGACGTAACCAATCTGTAATTCCTTTGCCTTCTTCTATACTGGGATTACCTGCGACTGTGAAGTCAAAGGCGCGACCTTTGGCATGCTGACTTCCCGGAGCTTTTTCTTGATGAAATTTGTCATTGAATGCACTGAAGTACTTGAACCCTGGCACACTTGATTGCACTGCTTGGGCCAGCTCAATCAGTTTGGAATTGATACCAGCGCCTTCGGCTTGCACATCTCCGGCCTTGATATTTAGACCCATGTTTTTGAGGCTGTCTTGACTGGCAGTTACGCCTGTTCCTCCGCCCATGCCGGGTGCAGACGCACTCCTTGGCGCTGTCACACCTGTTCCTCCGCCCATGCCGGGTGCAGCTGGGGAATAGGCCATCGCTGTTCTCAACTGCCGTTGCATGGCCGCTGCTGCTTGCGGTCCAGATGCTGATTCGGCTGTGTCAACCATTTGTTGTATAATTTCGTTTTGTTTTCGCAGCAGTGTAATTTCATCGAACATGAGATCCGATTTCTTGTCAAGATATGTTGTTTGTAATTTACTATATTCTCGTGATTGAACTAGCTCAGTATCTGTAATTTTTGCCAACACGGCTGTGTCGTCAAGCATGTTCTTGGCATATGTCATCATGGCTTCTGCGTCGTCTTGATTGGTCTTGACATTCAACGACGAACCTGATTGATCAAGCTCACTTACTTTTTTACCTGCTTTGTCCAACGGAACCACAGCTTCATGCCCGTGCAACATTACCGGAAATCCCGATACTGGTCCTTTAAAAATCCCTCCTGCTGCGGCTCCAGGTAGTTGGCTAAAGTCCATTCCTTGAATAAAGGTTGTACCAGAATTGTTTTGACCTTGAATGTTCTTTTCTTCTTCTATGTTTGGCCTGTCGTCGTCGTCATATAGATGTATGCTTGCTAGTTTCTGAAGAGATTGTGCTGCTGCCAATGAAGCCTTGGCAACAAATAGCATGTGCTTATGAACTGATGGCAAACTTTCTGCAACCAGTTGATTGATTGATAGATTGGCAGAAATTGCTGCATCGTCGGCTGCAACACGATCTTTCAGCATTTTGTCGCCTGTGCCTTTCATTCGTTTTTCTTGTTCTTGTGCAATGAATTTTGCTCTTTCTTCAACATTCATTCTGTCATATGCAGCCGCGTTGGCCATGGTAGATGTTTTAAGTTGTACTGCTGCACCAGCATCCAGGGCTGATAGGTGGATACCTGTTGATTTTTCGTATTCAGCAGTTGACCTAGCAACAGTTGCACCAAATTTAGCTGCGTCAATAAAGCCTGCTTCAAGATCCTGAGTAGATCGCATCAACTCGCCCTGGGTTGTCATATTGGCACGTTGAGCCGCAGCATTTCGCAAGTTGCCGTTGACACTGGCCATAAATGCTTCTTCCATGTCTGGACCCATGGCTGATGCATGTATCAAGCCTTGACGTAATCTATCTGCGGCTGCTCTTGATTCATCTGTACCTTCTAGTTCAAGCATGCGAATCTTGGCATTGAACTGTTCGTTTTCCTTGGCACGGTCAAGAACTTCCTGTTGCTTTTTGGCACTTAATCCAGTTAGCTGTGCCAGTCTATCTTGTTCTAGAATATATCCTCTTGCACTTGATGCCAACTGATCAGTGGTCATGGACTGAGCACGGCCTGATCGTGTTTGAATCTTGAGGTAATTTGCCATACCTTCAGATACTTCAGTCATGGTGAGTCCCAGTCCCAGAAACTCTTCTCTGTTGCCTTTAAGAGCCTGACCCATGGCACCCAGCTGTTTGACACCTCCTGCCACACTACCACCCAGCAGTGCAAGATCTGTGCTGTGTTCTGCCACTATTTGCACCAGGCCATCAAGCTCGTCCATGCTCAGGCTCAGTTGATTACTGAGTTTGAGCACTCCAGTCATACCATCAGCAGCAGCAGCGCCAGACTTTGCTAGGCCGCTGTAGCTTTTGTACAAGGCATCCGACATGCCTGTGCCCATTTTCATGAATTCATTTCTGGCCCGAATAAACCCCACTGTGAGAGCACCGATTGCGCCCACAATCATTTTTATTATCGGACCGCCAGGTATGAGCAGTGTTAGTGCCACAGCGGCCAATTCTGTTGCCTTGGCAAGTGCATCCATTTCTGCGTTGACCGCAGCAGCACCTTTTTTACCTGCTGCCATGGCTGACACCCCGGCTATGGCAGCGTCACCCAATGCGGCTACTGCTGCGCCGCCTGTGGCCATGGATTTGGAGAAATTGTCAAGCCCGTACTTGGCCTTCATGGCTGCGTCTGTTATAGCGGCCTGTGTATCTACACTGACTTTACCATTCCGTATGAGTTGGTCATTGGCCTGTGCCAGCAATTCTGCATGTCGTTGTGCTTCAATATTTTCGTCAGCCATGTTTTGTACCTATAAGTAGTGATATATTTATAGGTAATTTTATGTCCAAAAATGCAAATCCACTAAAACAATACTTTAGACAACCGGCAATTTACTTGCGCCTGCCGTCTGAAGGTAATTTCTGGCCCGCTGGCACATTGACTCTTCCTGCCAATAATGAATTGCCAATCTTGCCCATGACCGCCATGGACGAAATTACCTATCGCACACCTGATGCACTGTTCAACGGTTCAGCCGTGGTCAATGTTATTCAAAGCTGTGTGCCCGACATTCATGATGCCTGGGCAGCACCAGGTACTGATATCAATGCTATTTTGGTAGCTATTAGAATTGCCAGTTTTGGGCACGATATGGAAATATCCAGCAAGTGTCCAAAATGCGAAACTGAAGGCGAGTACAGTATTGATCTGCGCAATATATTAGAAAATCTCAAAGCACTGAATTATGACATACCAATTCAACACGGTGATTTAGAAATCACCTTTAGACCCATGACCTACCGCGAACAAAATCGCACCAATCAGTCTCAGTTTGAACAACAACGCATGATCCAGGCCATACCACAAAGTGATTTACCCGACGCTGAAAAAATTATCAAACTAAACGAAGCCCTACAGCAGATCACCGCGCTCACTATCAGCGCACTCAAGTGGGGCATTGTGAGTGTTCGAACACCACAAATGCTGGTGACTGATACCGATCACATAGAAGAATTTTTGAGCAACTGCGATCGCGGACTGTTTGTGAAAATTCGAGATCACATTGTTGAACTGCGCAACAACAGTGAATTCAAACCGTTCAACATTGAATGCAACAACTGTAAACATAATTACACACAAACACTAACTCTGGATCAAGCAAGTTTTTTCGAGGCCGCCTCCTAACATCTACGTCTGAAGAAATTTCAGGCATAGTCGATAAAATGGAGAAAGAGGCTAATTCTATCCGAGCACAATGTTTCAAGTTAGCATGGTACCTGCGTGGCGGCGGTACCTATGAAGATGTCATGAACATGAGTTTTCAAGAACGCACCTTGATTAGTGAACTAATCAAAGAAAACTTAGAAACTACAAAAACTTCAAAGTTACCTTTCTTCTAATGTTAAACATCACTCAAGTCACTAGAGACATTCTGCACTGGTCAGAAACCTTTGTGGAAGTTCCGCACCCTGCACTGGGCAATTTCCCGCCATGTCCGTTTGCCAGATCAGCACGACTCAAACGCACCGTGGGCATATTTGTAGGTAATGATCCTTATCATGATCTCGAAACCCGATGTTCACAAGGCATGGGCGAATATGAAGTGATAATATATGCCTACGATCCTGGCGAGTGGACCTACAACTATTTTCATGGTAGACTAGATGCTGCCAACCGAGACTTTTTGTTAGCCAACGATCTGCTGGTGCTAGAGGATCATCCTGAGGATGTGGAAATGGTCAATGGTATCTGTATGAACCAGGGCAAGTATGCACTCAGCATACTGCAACCCTTGGCAGATCTAAATAGTCGAGCTCAGACCATGGAGAAAAAAGGTTTCTATCATGCCTGGCCTGAACCCTATCTTGAACAGTTGTTTCAGAATCGAACAGACCCAAGATCATGAGCTATCAGTTTGCCAGAGTTGATCTAAGCAAAACCAACTATGAACCCACGGTAGACTGGGAGTACATCACCAGTCGCGAGTCCGATGTTTTAGCTCAGCTGGATGCTATCTACAAGACCTACTGTACCTACAAACACTTTGCAAGCGTCATGCCCATGTTTCACAGTAGATACCTTGATCCAATGGCGGACATCATTGGCTATTATGACAACAAACAACTGGTTGCCTGGAGCCTGATACGGCGATTTGATCAGCACAATGCACAGTGCGATCAGTTTGCATGGACCTATCACAATCCCAAAACAAGATTGGGAATAGAAACAATGAAAACAGAGTGTGCTATCTACCGGGCTCGCGGGTTTGAATATCTGTATCTTGAACAAGCACACCTGTACAAATCTGCCATAGACGGATTTGAAATACTAGGACCACTGGAGTAACACATGGCAGACTTATACACAATTTGGGCCAACAAACAAGGCGACATCACAGACCTTGACTGGGTAAACGGAATGAAGAGTTTCTTTGATCATCTAATCGCAGAAGGCAAAATGGAGAGTTACAGAATCACACGCTGCAAGATGGGATTCCGTAGCATTGCAGACATGCCTGAATGGATGATCCTAATGGAATTTACAGGCATGGCTCAGATGGATTTGGCATTCAAACGTGTGGCACCACTTGAAGGAGAACTTGAAGTCAAGCACAAAAGCTTCAATCAGTTTGTATCAGGTGATATTCAACATGCCTTGTTTAGAGACTGGCCAGATACCAATCTCTAATGCTTCAAGATACACTTCGTGTATCTATGTGTTTCGCTATCGCTCACACATTGTTTCTAAAGCGAAGCTGAACTAAGTATCATCCAGATTATGTGGTCATAATTCACCGTATGCACGGTGAATTGAATGCATCATCCGAGTGACAGCAGTCATCTATAATAA